ATGGAGGAGGCTAATTAGACTATATTAGTCTGGCATTGCTACCAACAGACCTGATTCAGGGCGAATCACTGCTGTGCCGTACAGCATATCTGAAGTGAACAAGTTTGCAAGGTACTCTTGCTTGTACTGAGTTTGTGAACGTACGCCCATTTGCTCAGCCAATACCATTGCATCTTTGTGTGCCAAGATAGCACCGCGAGTATCTACAGTAGATGCTGTGTTAGCAGCCGCTGTTTCAATAACTGGACAGTTAGTAGATACAAAGATGTCAATACCGTACAAAGTACCAATCTTACCGTTAACAACTGGCTGACCAGATACGAAATCAGAAGATACGTAACGATCGATACCACGAATGGTGTTAACTGCAGATGGTGGAACAACTAAGAAACGACCATCCATTGGTACGTCTGCATCATCCAACTCTTGAATAAGAGCACGGAAACCTGCATCAGTAAACACGTCAGCAGGAGCAACAGTGTCAGCCGCATAGGTAGACAAACCGCTAGTTGCATCGATGTAGAAGGTGTTGTTAGTTGCGTATGAAGAACCGTTACCGTTACCGAAAGACTTAGCTAATGTGAACAAGTCGTCATCTACTTGTTTAGCAAGAGCATAACCTGCGTCATCGGTGTAGAACTTACGCAATGATGCCAAAGCCTGAACCTCAGTAATGTCTTCAATAAGACGTGAGTACTCATAGTGCTTATCAACAGTTACAGTAACTTCAGTCTCAGTAGCCGCTTGTAGAGTTACTTGAGTAGAAGCTGCTTTAGCTGAAGCAGAGCCACGAGTAGGCTTAGGAATGTGAAGAGTATCACCCTTCTTGCCCTTCATAGGCATTTTATTTACAAGATTAGCAAGAACAAGATTCTTCTTGTATGCTGCTACGATTTCGTCAGACCACAGCTCTGGAATAAAAGTTGCTGCTGTGGTATTAGTAACATGGTTTGAACCAAGTGCCATTTTAGATCACCTCAATAGTAAAAGTATTATTTAACTCGACCCTCACTATACGCTAGAGTAATCTCATCAGCGAGATCTAGGTATCGTTGCGGATCATTTTGCATTAGATTAATAATGTCAGTCCGACGATAGATCTTCTTTCTTGGAGTTTCCCCTGAGCCTTTGGCCGTACCAGTTGATGCGGCTTTGACTTGCTGCTTACGTGCAGACTCTTCATGCTCTTTAGTTTGTTTGACAATGCTTTTGCGCTCTTTCCAAGTAGAAAGAAGCTCATCCGCTGCGTCATAGTCAAACTCTGAATCTGCTTGTGCATACAGTTTTTGACGAACTTTAGAAGCATTCACCCATTCAGCAAACTCAGTATCAGCTACAATGTCCTGAAAGTCAGGGTGGTTAGTTTGTAACTGCGCCAGTGTTTGTTGTTGTTTAAGCTGACGAGACATTTCGTCTGCCTGTTTAAACTTAGGATGATTGTTAAGCATCTGCTCAACAGCAGCTTGAGGATTCTCAAAGAAGTCAATCTCTTCTTCGGATTCTTTGGGCTTAGCGGCATTAGCTGTTTGAGACTGGATAAAGTTGTCTACAAGTTTTCGTAACTCACCCACTTCAGAAGATTGACGGCCAAGTAACTTCTCAGCTTCTTGGTGCATTCGGATAATATCTTTTGAAGATTTACCCTTATACTTTTCTGGAATGTCTTCTTCTTCTTCAGCTTCAACTTCTTCAAGAGTTTCCTCTTCAGGTTCTTGTTCAGTTGTATTCTCTTCTTCAAGAGTGGCAAGTTCTTCGCCATCTTGCAGTTCTTCTTCCGGACTTACATCCAAAAACTCTGCCATTATTAACTCCGTACTTTACAGTATTGTGGATTGATTATTTATTAGCGGCTTTCTCATGTCTTTCAGCCCACTGGTTAGATGTTAAATATCCACCAATTAGGACAGGAGAGATTATCCGCTGACTAGGTTCACCACATTCTGAGCATTCGACTTCGCGGGTTTCCGCATCGATATACCTTTCAGTTATGTGATTATTGGTACACTTAAACTCAAATATCCTGCGAGGCATCTTCAGTTTCCTTCTGAAGCTCATCGTAGGCATTACGAATAAGTGTTTCCCAATTTATTACATGATCAATTACATACAATTGACCTTGTTTATATTTTAAATCTTTTTCATCTTCTACGCTTCTAATGTTATACTGAGCTAGGTTACCCTGAATATCAGTAATAAACTGCTTCCACGCTTCGGTAGTGAAAAGATCAAAGTAGGTTTCGTAGTACTTTTCTACTTCAGGTGTCATTGACATTCTCCTGTATTTATGTTATATTATATATTATAGCACAAACTGTGCTAAAAGTCAAGCAGTTTTTTTAGGCCGCCCAACTGATTTAGGTTTGTCAAGTTGTTTTTCTAATTCTTCAATTTTACGCTCAATACGTTCAAAGATTGCGTTCATTTGATTAAGAACATCTTCTAATTCTTTACGCGTTACCACGATTATTCTCCATACTCATGTATAATTGTGTATCAATAGCTTTTTCTTTTAACTGTAAGTCAACAGCTTTAAGTGCTTGATCTGCAATCTTGGTGTCATCCAACTTATCTGCTGCGTTAGCCACTGCAGTAAGTTCTTTGATAGCCAATTCATCAGGAATTGCACCAGTTTCCATAGCATACTTCTGGGTGCGTGCTTGAGATTCAGCCGCTTGTCCTGCCAATGCAGCAGTTTGTGCTTGTTGAAACTGTAATTCAGCCTCAAACTTAGCTTGTTGCATTTGTTGTAGCTGTGGATTAGGCTGATTAGCTTCACGAATCTTCTCAATAATCTGTTCACGGTTAGAAAGATTCATATTATCTACAATAGATTCAATCAACAGTGGATACATTGGTGATTCAGGTGACATTGTTTGCAACAATTGTACTAATTGTGTTACTTCGTACTCACGTGCAATGATACCAAGGGTAGATGCTGCTACAAATTTAAAGTCACGAGCAGGATATAGCTCAGGACTAAACTGCATATAGCGATGAGCAGCCTTAGTAACGAATGGTACAAGGAAATTCTCATGGAAATTAATCAATGTACGCTTATGACGCTTGATAATTGCACCAAGAGACATACTAATACCGGCCGCAGTAGCTTCACTACCTGCAAATGATGGCATACCTGCAGTATCAATAGCACCTGTAGCCATCTGTACCATCTGCATAAGGTCTCGACCTTGCTCAAATGTTACAGTATCAGTAGCACCAAACTTAAATGGCTGTAAGATTTCTGCAGGATTACCGTTCGTAAGTAATGTTTTTCCGGGGCGAATCTCCATCTTAGCACCACGAGGTAGACGAGAAGCGTCCACAGCCATCATAGGATGCACTGTAAGAGCCAAACTATCAATACGCGCACGCAGCTCAGTGTCTAATGCTTTCTGGCTGTTGTAGCCTTTCTCACAGACTCCACGACCCCAGAAACGAGAAGGTACGATATCCCATTGGAATGAAACAACAGGACGATCTTGCATCATGTAAGGGTTAGCTTCTAGTTTAAGAAGTGTATCACCATTAGCAATAACAGCAATAACTTCTACATAGCTGCTATCACCATCAATTTCTACATCAACTTCACTATCACTGTCTAGTAACCAACGTGGTACTTTACCGTAGTACTTAGTTAAACGTACTTTGTCATCGTTGTAAGTTGTTAGGTCTTGATCAGGCTCAAGTGCCTCATCAGGTGCAGCAGTTTGTACTTCTACATCAAAGTAAATACCTGCATCAATACCTGCTTGTACTTGGTGTAATGGTACAAACTCATCTACAGCAACGCCTAGTGCTTCTTCAATAGATACTGCAACAGGATCAATCAAGAAGTTCTGAGGTAGAATAGGACGAATCTTAACTAACATACGGTCTTGTTCAGTAACACCAACCGCAGTCATTGCCCCTTCCATGATAGGCTGAGTAGCAGGACGTATTTCTTTTACTTCGTCAAGAACAATCTCACCGATACCAGTACCATATACAGCAGCGTTAAGTACACACTCAGCAATATTCTTACGAGCTTTAACAAAGCCCATGTCTTCTTCTAACTGAGCACGTAACATCATTACGTCTTGCGGTTGTTCATCTTGCAAGTCATCTTTAATGTCAAACCACTTGCCGCGACCGAACGTAGCTTCTTCTACTTCGGCAACGCTAGACTCAACTGCTTGCTGCAAAGCAGGAGATATTAATCGGCTACGTTCACTGTCACGTAAGCGGTCATTCGGGTTCCAAATACCACGCCATAAGCGGTAGTATTCTTCATGATCTTCAGCGTAGGTAGAATCATAGTGATCACGCCAAGCGTCACACTTCTCCATGATCCAATCTTCTACACGTACTTCACCAAAGCTGTATTCTTCCATATTAGTATCCTGCTACGGGGTCAAGGAATTCAAAGTTATCTTCTTCGTACTCATAGTTGTAACATACTTTAGCTAGTTGATCTATGTATGCCAACGAGTCAACAAGGTCATCGTGTACCATGTTGTTAGGGAATTGGAATAATTGATCTAAAAATTCAATATTCCATTCACCTTCATTTAAACAGATCTGACCATGTTCAAAGCGTCCTTGTAACGCCCATACAATACGATCTACTTTCTTTTTATTACCGTGTGTTAATTCTTCTACACGAAAAAAGTTATTGTTTGCTTTCATGTAATCAGTTAAGTATGGTAATACTGCATTGCGTAATGCACCTTTTTCTATACCAACTGCTACAGGTTCATACCAAGCTACAGTTTCAAAGATAATCTCTGCTGTCTTCTTGATATCCCATCGTCCATGAATAATCTCTGCTACGTACCAACCGCTTTCACTAACTTTAACAACGCTGATAGAAGTTTCGTCAAGACGTTTTTGGCTTTTAGTAGTAGCGTTTTGAATGTCTGCGAAACCTGCAAGGTCAACTGCGACATAGTAGTCTCCTTCTTCTGGTTCTTCTTCATCTATAATAATCCAATCTTCTTTAAATATTTCTGATCCTGCTGCTTCAAATGAGGCCATGAATTCTTGTCTAAACGCATAGCTAGACATAGACTTCTTAGCTGTATCAATCTCTTCAGGATCTAGTAGAGGATTATCGTAAGATGTAAAGTGCCACGATTTATAACTATCATCTTTACCCATAGCACCGTATTGATAAAGATCATAGAAATGATTACGACCCATAGGCGTACCAATAAACATGGCAGTACCTTTCTGGTCAGCTAGAGCAGGACGTAGGATTTGTTCCCACACTGACGGTTTCATGTCAGCGTATTCGTCCATAACAAGGAACTTAAGACTTACACCACGCATGGTCTCAGGTCTGTCAGCACCTTTAAGAGATATTACAGCACCATTAACAAGTGTTATCTGTAAGTTATTAATATGAGCACTCTTGATGACTTCGTGTCCAAGCTCCATGAGCGTTGACCACATAATGTCACGTGCCTGTCCTTGTGTAGGCGCTACGTAGAATACGTGACCACGATCAGTCTGTAGCGCATTAATAATCAACATCCATGCTGCTAAACGAGACTTACCAGTACGTCTTCCTGCTGCAACGATTTTAAATCTTGTCTTGTCAGCGAATACATCTTGCTGCCAAGGGAGTAACTCAACGTTGAGGTCTGTCATTTAATTGTTGAAGGAAAAGGATCAGA